CGACAACATCGCCGAGTTCAACAAGGCGTTGAGCGGCACGGCCTCAAAGATGTATGTCGTGATGGAGAACACCAGCAAGCAGGCGCTGTGCATCTCGATCCCTCGCGTTCGCTACGGCAACCCGACGCTGAACGGTCAGGACCGCGACGTGATCGCCACGCTGCCGTTCCAGTTCGAGGAAGACAGCACGGAAGCGATCGGCATCCGCATCTCGTTTATCGTCTGAGAATGAACCTACGCACCATTCGCCGCAACGACGCCTCGATGGCTGGCCTGATCTGGGACTTCCAGACCGGCCAGCGTCTGAGCGAGCCCAACGCCAACCTCTGCATCCGTGTCGCCGAGCGCGACAACCCGAGGCACCGCGCAGCTCTGGCGCGGTTGCAGATCGAGAACGCGGACGCGCTGCGTGCAGGCGGCGAGGCAGCAACGGCTGCGTGGGGGCGTATCCAGACGCGCGCGCTAGCTGAGGCCATCTTGCTGGAATGGTGGAACCTCGACGGCGACGACGGCCAGCCGATCGAATACAGCGCGGAGGCAGCCGAGAAGCTGCTGTCTGACGCGACGCTGTGGCCGTTCCGTCACTTCGTGGAAGACACCGCAGGCATCGTGCGTGGCTATCGAGCCGAGCAGGAGGAAGCAGCCAAGGGAAACTGACGGACCTCCTGCGGGCCGCTCTGATCCCGCAGGACGAGAAGGACTACATCAGGGCACTGACCAAGTGGCGAGCCCAACGAGGCCAGCCAGCACCAAACCACGCAGCGCTGCACGACGTCGAACTCGACCCAAGGCACACAGACCTATGGACAGCCTTCCTCGATCTCAAGGGCAGCGCAGGCATCGGTATGGCACCGGAGCCGGTGACCACATCGGATGTGCTAGCATGGTGCGAGATCCACGAGATCCCGAGATGGCGGTGGCGCACGTTCTGGTCGGTGGTGCATCACCTCGACCGGCAGGCGCGCAACATGACGAGGAGCAAGCGCAATGACGACTCTCAAGCTAGCGATTGACGCAAGCGGAGCGCGCCAAGGCGCTGCCGAGTTCGAGCGCGCAAGCCAGCAGATTAGTGGCAGTGCTCAGAAGGCGGCCAATGCCGTAGACATCTACTTTGGCCCGCAGAGCGACATCAGCAAGGGCCTCGAAGACTCGGCCACGAAGGCGCGCAACTTTGGTCGCACGGTCGAGGCCGTTGGCGAAGTCACGCAAGTGACCGGGCGCATCAAGCTACTGGGAGAAGAGGTGCGCAACCTGGGCTCGGGCATGGGCAGCGCGGCAAGCGTGGGCACTTTGCTCGCGGGGTCGTTGATCGACGTTGCGCAGATCAGCGGCAAGGTCGAAGGCGGCTTCGGTGGCTTCGTGAACTTGCTGAAGGCAAACCCGCTTCTGCTGGCGGCCACGGTCATCGGCAGCATTGCTACTGCGATGAGCTTGTTTGGCGGAGAGACAGACAAGACAAACACTAGCCTGAAGAAACAGATCGAGCTGCAAGAGCAACTGCGCAAGACTAGTATTGACTTGGCTGTGCAGTTCCAGCGCAACGCAGATCTTGCTCAGATCGGCTTTCCGATTGATCAGCAGGAACAGCAACTGCTGCGCGCGCGGCGCATTGCCGAGGTAGCCAGCAGTCTCAAAGGTCAGACTGGCTTCCAGACTTTTGCCGACCTGCGCGCGTTGACCGGTCTTGATGAGCAACAGTTGCGCATCCTTGCTCCTACTGGCGGAATCCAGGGGCGAATGCAACAAGTAGTCGTCCCCGGTCTTCAAACCACTGTTTCTCAACGCATTGATGATGTCGGCTTGACTAACGAGGCCGCGCGTAAAGTGCTGCTGCTGCTTGCTGAGAACATCAAAATCAACGCGGATTTGCTGACGCCTGGAACTAGCGGTGGCACTGGACCGCTGACGGCTGCCGAGATTGCGCAGCGACAAGCCGCGGCTGGCTTTGACGGGATCGGCCCGCCTGCTCCTGGTCCGATGACCGCAGCCGAGCGCGAGCGTTACCAAATGGGCTTTCGCAACCCAGGCGCGGACATGATCCAGCGAGACGCCGAGCTTGCGACCGAGAAGCTGCGCGAGCTGGAGGAGCAACTACAACAGCTCAAGTCGCTCGGGCAGGACGTTGGCTCGGCAATCGGCTCGGCCTTCTTCTCAATCGTCAACGGCGCGGCCAACGCTCGCCAAGCTCTGGCTGGCCTGCTCCAGCAGTTCGTGGCAATCGCCCAGCAGCGCGCGATCCAGGGCATCGCCAACAGCGTCGGCAACGCGTTCGGGGCCTCGACGCAGCAGCAGATCAACAACCTACAGACGCCTGGCACCGCCAACACCGGCACGTCGCTTCGCGCGCCTACCTGATCCATGGCCTTCCACAACGTCCAACTCGACCCCGACATCAGCTACGGCGCGACTGGCGGCCCGGCGTTCGGCACCACGATTCAAACAACGGCGAGCGGCCACGAGTATCGCATCTCGCGCGCATCGCGGGCGCGGCGTCGCTACCAGTTCGACAAGCTGCTGCTGGAGCCTGCGGACTGGGGCGCGCTCATTGAGTTCTGGATGGCGCGCCGTGGCCACTTGCATGGGTTCAGGTTCAAGGACTGGAGCGATTGGTCGAGCGCGAGCGACGGCGTCAGCACGCCGACCAACCTCGACCAAGTGCTGGGCACCGGCAACGGCACCGAGACGCAGTTTCAGCTCGTCAAGACCTACGATGACGGTGGCATCAACCCATACACCGAGTCGATCACGCTGCCGGTTGCTGGCACGCTGGTCGTTGCGGTCGCTGGAACGCCGACCACGAGCTACACGGTGACCAACCCTGGCGGTCTGATCACGTTTGCCAGCGCGCCTGGTGTCGGCGACATCGTCACTGCGGGCTTCGAGTTCGACCGGCCCGTGCGCTTCAACCAAGGAGACGAGACGCTCAACATGCGCCTCGACCGTGGCTACCTCGGCAACTGGGGTGGCATCACGTGCATCGAGACGCTCGACGAGGAGGAGCTGCCCGAGCGGTGGTATCCCGGCGGCAGTTCGGGCGCTCTAGCGGTCAACCAGGACATCACGCTGACCTACGACGTCGAACTGTGGACGGTCGCCAACTCGTCGGCCTCGACGATCAACGCGTTCCTGCCACCGCCCGACCGACTGCCCGGTGGCCCGCGCGTGTTTCGCTTCGTTTCGTTCTCGACCAGCGTCGGCAACATCCAGATCCGCGACGATGCTGGCAACACGGTCGGCAGTGCAATCACGCCTGGCCAGTCGAAGTCCATCGCGCTCTCGCGCACGGGCTCCAACGCTCTCTGGCTCATTTACTGAGATGGTCTACACGCGCACAGCGGCCCACGAGGGCTACGGCGGCTCGCTGACCTTGGCGATCACGACCGACACCAAGCTGCCGCTCAACTACGGGCCGGGCGGTGCGCGCCTCGTCACCATCAGCGCGAACGCGGGGCGCAAGGTGCGGCTGCCCGATGCGCGGCTGCTGACGCCTGGGCCGACGGTCTACGTCGTTCGCAACAGCGGCGCGAACAACTTCGGCGTCTACGCATCGGACAACACGACGCTCCTCGCCACGGCCACCGCTGGCCAGGTCTTCGAGTTCCACCTCTACGACAACAGCACGGCAAACGGGCTGTGGTTCGTCGAGAGCGGTGTCGTGCCTGGTGTCTCCTCGACGATCACCGCCGAGCGCGTGCCGATGGAGATCACCTACTCGTTCGGGCAGGACATCAACCTGCGCACGCAAGCCGAGCGGCAGGGCTATACGGGCGACTATCCGCTTGCGCTGCGCGTCGAGATTCTGAGCGGCGCGACGGTGCGCTCGACCAACCCGGCGACGCCTGCGATGGACACCGGCGTCTTCTACGCGGGCAGCACGATCCTCTTGGTTAACCGTGGCGTGCTTTCCGGCATGGGCGGGCAAGGCGGTCGAGGCGGTCTCGGCAGCAGCGCCAACGGCAGCGCAGGCGGCGCAGGCGGCGACGCGCTCAAGGCCCGCCACAGCGTGGCCGTGGTCAACCTCGGCGTCATCTCGGGCGGTGGTGGCGGCGGTGGCGGCGGTGGCAGTGGCACGACCGCAACACAAGGCGGCGGCGGTGGCGGTGGCGGCAGCGGCTCGCTAGACGGCCAAGGCGGCCTTGGGGGCACGTCGGGCGCGCAGGCCGGTGGACAGAGCTTCCTCGTGTTTGGCGGCATTGGCGGCAACGGTGCGACCGGTGGCGCGGCAGGCGGCAACGGTGGCCAGATCGGCGGCGTCGGCATCGCAGGAACCAACGGCACGGGCGGCACGGGCGGTGCCGGTGGTGCTGCTGGCTACTCGCTGCGATCGGTCGGCGGTGGCCCGGTGATCACGATTGTGACCGGCGGAACGCGCTACGGCTCGGAGGTGCTTTCGTGACGATCCGCAGCAGCCAGCAGGCTCTCTACAACCAGAAGTTCCGACGCGCGCAAACGCTGGCGCAGCTCTTCAAGGTCACGCGCACCGATGGCTTCATCCTGCGCTTCACGGACCACGACCGCAGCATCACGCTTGACGAGGACACCTACACGCCCGCGTTCCTCGGCGGCATTACCGCAGAGCGCCGCGAGTCCGACCTGCGCTCGGGAAACCAGGAAGCCAACGGCATCGTGGACGGCTCGACGATCCTCATCCCGGACTTGTTGGGCAACAAATACCGCGGGGCCAAGGTCGAGCAGACCATCGTGGACTGGAGGCGGCCATGGGTCTGGCACTACAAAGCCACGAAGCGCATCCGCATGATGGCCTACGACGGCTCGGCGTGGATCGCCACGTTGGAGGGTCTGACGGCGCAGCTCCAGACGCCGGTTGGCGGACGCTTTGGCGGACTGCACAGCCAGCAGTGCACCTACACGCTCGGCGACGCGGCGACCTGCAAGGCCGACATCAGCGACGACCTGATCTACCAAGAGACGGCCATCACGGTTGCGACCGCTGGCACGACCTCAATCCTGATCGCAGTCGCGGGCACGCCGTGGACCGTTGACCAGTGGGCGGGCTACTACTTCCACATGCGCAGCGGCGCGCAGCGTGGCAAGGAGCGGCGCGTTCTCAGCAACACATCCAACGTGCTGACGTTGGAAAGCTCGCTCGACGCTGCGCCGCTCAACGGCGAGGTCGGCTGGCTTGGTCGTGGCCCGCGCGTCGATGCTGTCAGCACGCAGCGCATGGAGTTCACGATCAATGGCAGCGACTGGACCACCAGCGCAAGCTACGCAGACAACTTCTTCCGCGATGGCGAGATCGAATGGACCACGGGCGCGAACGCTGGCCTGGTGTCGCCGATCATCGAGCACGACGCTGGCACGCGCCGCATCCTGCTGCTGCTGCCGACTCCGTTCGACATCGCATCGGGCGACCGTGGCATCATCCGTCCAGGCTGTGACGGGCTGATTGGAACGTGCTCGTCGAAGTTCCGGCAGTTCCCTGCGAAGGAAGGCACGACCACGGCGAGCAGCACGACCACCGTGGTTAACGACACGGCGGCTGCGCTGACGGCTAACCAATACGCCAACAACTTCCACTACCTGCGCATCGTGTCGGGCGCGCTGGCTGGGCAAGAGCGCCTGATTACGGCCAACACAACGACGAGTTACACAGTCTCGCCTGCGTTCGGCAGCGCGCCGCTGGCAGGCGTGAGTTACCGCGTCGTGAAAACGAATGTCGATAACTTCGGCGGCACGGACGTCTACTCGCCGGGCGCAAACAAGACCATTGAGCAGCTCGAACAATGAGCACGAAGGGCGAGCAGATTGCGGCAGCAGCCGAGGCCATGGTGGGGACGCCGTTCCGCCACCAAGGCCGCAACCCGCAAAGCGGAGTCGATTGCGTCGGCGTTGTGCTGTGCGCAGTCTGGTCTGCTGGCTGCGATCTGCCCGACTGCTTCGGCTATGGGCCATTGCCGAAGGCCGACTTGTTGCTCGCCGAGCTCGGCAAGCGTGCGCGCCGCGTCCACCGTGACGATGCGCAACCCGGCGACGTGTTGGTCTTCGCATACAAGCCCGAGCTGCCCATGCACTTCGCGGTGCTCGTCGGTTCGGAGCATGTCGTGCACGCGCACGGCAGCACTGGCAAGGTCGTGAAGCACCGGCTGACCAACGCTTGGAACAACCGGCTACACAGCATCTGGAGAGCGGAGGGCGTCGATGGCTAGTCCGTCAGTAGGTATTGCGTCCACGGCGTTGCAGTGGAACCCGTTCCTCGCTTTCGGCGCTGTCGCGGTCGCTAGCTATCTGGACCAGCGTTTTCTCTACCCGGCCATCCTTGGCGAAGGCGATCAGAAAGCACGCCCGCGTCCGTTGGTCGGCCTGCCGCAGACGAGCAACACGCCTGGCACGCCGCGTGTCTGGGCTATGGGCCGACGCGTTCGCGTTCCCATGCATGTGTTCTACCAGTCGGAAAAGACGCGCGAAGACAACATCACCGGGCCAAAGGGCGGCGTCGCTGGGCAGATCAAGCGCGTGTTCGCCGATGTCGGCTTGTCCGTCAACGATCGGCAGACCTACAAGCTGACGCAGCTCATCGCCAACGGGCAGCTCGTTTGGTGGAACGACAAGAACCTGGTCAAGATTGTGACCAGCGAGATGACGTCGAGCACCATCGAGACGGTCACGACGAGCGGCACGACAACCACCGGCAGCACCACGACCGTGGTCAACAGCACGACCGGCTCGATGACGGTGGATGCCTACGCTCGCAACTACAACTGGCTGAAGATCACCAGCGGCCCGCTGTCGGGCCAGATGCGCCCGATCATCAGCAACACCGCGAGCGCGTTTACAGTGGACTGGGCCTTCGGCGGAACGCCTGGCTCTGGCGTTACGTATCAAGTCGTGACGAAGCAACTCAAGCTGTCGATGAACAGCAGCTACGAGCCCGACTTCACGGACCAGCTTGTTGTTGGGGACATTGTGCGCCTCGATGCCTTTAGCAGCACGACCGCAGGCAGCCACTTGGGCCGCGCTCCGTTCAACAACGAGAGCTGGTGGATCGTTGTCGATCTCAAGCGACACGATTCGACGCCGAGCACAATCACGCTCGAAGCCGCGATCGGGCAGGACATGGGATCGCTGACTTCGGTCACCGCTGGAAACCCGCTGTCGCCAGGCTCAGTCACGCGCGAGGACTACACGTTCCTTGCTCCAGTAGACATTACATGGAGTGGTAGTGCGCTACCTGGGCCCACATCGCCTAGTAAGTATGGTGGCACAAGCAGCAATCAAGAAGCGCTCAATGCTCGGTGGCAGCGTTTCATTGGGACAGAACGCATCTTTGCAGTTCTGGCTTACGGTTGGCAGACTGGATCAGGCACTAGTTGGACTAATGCCGCCAGCCCGTCAAACGCAGCCACCGAATACGGCATCAGTCTAGGAACGCAGGACGCTCCTTGGTGGAAGTTCAATCCACCAGTCGGTGGAGACGTTCGCATCCGATGCGCTAACAACATCGGCGTTCTTCAGCGCACCGTGCTGCAAGCCTACGAGCCGCGCATGTTCGCGTCGGACCCGTTGCAGTCCTACTACCAAGGCACGGACCAGCAGCTCGAAGACGACATCATCGCGCGAACGAAGACCAGCGGTGAGATCCCCGGCTTCCGTGGCATGGCGTTTCAGATGCTGGACCAGTGGGACTTGTCGACCTACTTCGGCAACCAAGTGCCGCCGATCATCGAGGGCATCATCGAGCCAGACCCGTTGCTTGCGGTCCCGCAGGCCGTGCTGGAGATCTGCGAGCGTGCCGAGCTGCAAGATCTGCTCATCGACGTTGGCGACGTAGACGTTGAGCCGTTCGAGGGCTACTGGACGCAGGGCGCGATCCCTACCGTCACGGCGCTGCAACCGGTAATGCTGGCCTACGGCCTGCTCGCCCAAGAACGCAACAACACGCTGGCGTTCTTCAACGTCGAGAACGCCGACAGCATCCAGATTGAGAACGGCGCAACCTTCTCGGACCTCGGCGTTGCCAGCGGTGCCGATACGCCAAACGCAGGCGACAAGCTCAAGATCACGCAGCGCGACACGCAGGACCTGCCAACCAGCATCGGCGTCTCGCACCAAGACCCCGACCAGCAATACGCGCAGGGCTTCCAACACTTCCGGCAGCGTCAGCCTTCGCCGCTTGCGTCGGCAAACGAGCAGAACATCCAGCTCGACAACGTGGTGTTGAGCCGCAAGAAGGCGCGCAACCTCGCTGCGACGCTGCTGCGTCGGTCGTGGGTCAACGCGACCTCGCTCGACTTCCAGTTGCCAGTCGCCTACCTGGAAGCGCTGGAGAACGACCTAGTCACGCTGACCGATGACGAGGGCCAGGACTACACGGCCCGCATCATCCGCCGCGAGGTCGGCAACAACTTCGTCATCAACGTGACGGCAGTGGTCGAGGACGTGACGCTCGGCGTGCGCGGCTCGCCCGTGCAGCCTTCGCCAGACATCGTCATCTCGACGCCCACGCCCGTCACGCCGACGTTCCGCGTGCTCGACATCCCGCCGTTGGTGGACGAAGACGCCTTCGTGCCGGGCTACTACGTTGGCGCGTGCTCGGCCGGAGGAGCGCGCTGGGGCGGTGCGGTGGTCTACGAATCACGCGACGGCGGCACGAACTACACGCAGGTTGCCACGCTCAACACGCAGTGCGGCATGGGCACGATGACCAGCTCGCTCGCGTCGGGCACGCCCGGCGACGGCATCGGCAGCGTGACCTACGACACGACGAACAACTTCACGGTCGCCATTGACCGCGACAACGTGATCCCGCTGGTCACGGTCACAACAGCAGACGTCGAGGCAGGCTGGAACTGGATGCTGATCGAGGACGGTGCAAACTTCGAGATCCTTGGCGCGCGCGACGTTGTCGACAACGGCGACGGCACGTTCACGTTCGACTACCTGCTGCGCGGCCTGCGCGGCACCTACGATAGCGCGGCAACCACCAAAGCCGCTGGCAGCA